ATTGGTGCCAGTATTACCGGCATGTACGGTTCGATTGTAAAAGTCATTCGGTGATTCCCCAAATATCACAAACGGACTCAGATGATTATTGGTTTCGAGCAAATCATTGGCTTTGTCCAATGCAGCAGAAGCCTCTTCTCTAAAAGCATTGAACGAATCGTAAGCCTCTTTCAAACCACTCATTGCATCTGCAATGGTGGAAGTAATGGCCCTGGTCAAGCCATTAGACAACTGAAGCAAATCAGTTGCCCAAGGAGCACCTGCAATAGAGCCAGCATCAAATGCTTCATAAGCACCATATGCAGCAGCAACTAATGCAATCAAGAAAGCCAAATCAGTACCAACAGCTTTTACAAACAGCTTGAACAGGAAGCCAATAATCAAGCCCTGTAATAGCTTTTGCATCAGTGCCCATAAAGCTGCAGATATTGCTGCTGAAGTTCCTCCCGATATTGCTGCAGCCCATGCTGCGATCTGTGGTTGCAAGGTAATGACAGCAATAATGAAACCAACAATCTGGATCAAGGCAGCAAACCAACCTTGCTGATACCACTTGATTTTGATGATCTGCATACTGTTAAAAACAAAATGCAGTGACCTGGCATACAGAGTTTCTTTCTCTGTAATGGAATATTCATTAGTAATGGAACGATCCAAAGGAATCAAAAGAATATCGTCAGTCTCATCTCCTGTGGTGGTGTATTCCCCATAAACGTAATACAGCATCTGCAAATCATTAACTACGATTTCATCGTAGAAGTTAAGACTGATTTGTTTTCGGTAGTAATGGTTCTTTACCACTTTGGTGGCAACCATTTTGTCACCAGTCTGCTCGTTATAGCTAACCTGTTCAAGTACCTGGTCTGTAGTACCACTGTCGTGTGTCCCAATAGCACCAATAGAGCCTGCCACCCTGCGCTTGAATAGGCCAGTGGTACTCAAGGCCATCTTGAATCGCTTGTCTTGGATGATGATGCTAGACCTATTCAAATTCCAATCACCAGTTTGCCCCATAGCAATCAAACCAGCAGTTGGTAATCTGAATTGTTGGTCTTTAGAGTAGAACCAGTTATCAAAGAACTTATAGAGATACTTCCTCTCTACTTCTTCTTTGGTATTGGCAGGCACAGCCATAATCATCATGGCCTGTTGCACATCCTTAATATCTGGATTCTCGTTAATAGCTTTAGCTACTTCATCGAAATCCATTCCAAAATACTTTGTCAGTTTCTTGGTGGTTTTGTATGAGTCAGTGTTTTTGTTGTCCAGCTCAGATACTTTGTCATACCTGAAATACGCAAATGGGTAAAACGAACCAATGGTTTGCGCAGGAATATCAAAGTATTTATCCAGAGTAGGGTGCTCACCTGAACCTACTTTGTACAACCAATACTTAGTCACCCCATTGACTGTGTACTTTGCATGGAAGTAATCAAAACCATTGGCAGCCAATGCTTCAGTAATAGGAATATCGAACTTCTCTGTAAATACAGTGCGTTCAATAGTTACTTGTCCTTCATTAGTACCAAGATTCTTTTCTTCTTCCCAAGCGTAAGTAATCCGTACAACGTCTTCCGTAATTTCTGAATCAGAAAGGATGGGTGAGTAATCCACCATTTCAGAAATTTCAAAAGAGACTGCTTTACGGGAAGGAGATGGCCCAGCCTTTGGAGATGTTCCCCATTGATCCAACGCACCTGGCTGGAAGGATTCCATGCTGCCCATAGGAATGGCAATCTGCATGTCATCCAAGAAAATGTCTTTGCCTTTTTCAGCAGAAAGCTTTTCTAGCTTGTTGGTTTGGGGGTTGTAGCCGTGGTGCTGGATAAGCTGCATCCACCCCAAGTGCAGGGTATTGGGGGGGCCATAGAAGCAGTAGTTCAAAAGCACGGGTGTGCCTTCAATGTTCTGCAGCACTACAGACACGGCATCACGGCCTTTGGAAGCTTCCACCACGCTGCTTGCAGGCAAGCCATGGGTGTAATGCTTGGCAGCGTATTCGTAAGCCCTGTCAGCACGTACACCAATGCTGCCAACCAGCTCTTCCAAGATGTTGTCCACCACTTCGCCGTTCTGAAAAATGGCGTTGGTAAGCCCTGTACGGATGGAGTCAGGAAGCTGTTTGTCTTCAATGACCCGAACCACTGAAGTACCTACAACAATCTTTTTCTTGCTGCTGAAAAGACCCATGCTATGCCTCAATAAAAAAGAGGGAGCCGAGGCTCCCTCAAGTCCTTCCGCTACCTATTACGCTCCGATACCGCTCAAGAGCTTTTCAATCGCCCGTCCCACCGTTGCATCGTTAAGCTTGTTGGTTGCGTCTGCTACCGTGGCTTCATCAGTAGTGCGACGAACGCTCCATGTGTCTGCCAGAAGCTTGGCTGCTTTCTGTTCAGCGTCCCGCTTGAAGCCATCTGTCTGAGCACCATACAGTGCCTTTTGCTTACCGATCACACTGTTGTCATCCACACCCAGAGCCAAGGTCTGTGCCTTCTCTGTATTGGTTTTCCACAGCAGAAGCGCAGTCTCTTCTTTGGTCTTCAGATTGGTACTCAAAAGAACGTCATACTCAGCACGCAGCTTGCACTCTTGAGCAATCAGTACATTGCCTTGCAAAGCTTCGTTAGCTGTCTGGGCACGTACCATGGCTGCTTGTGCAGTCAGCAGTTCTACTTCTGCATCCGTCTTGAGAACCGTTTTCTCAAGAATGGTCAGCTCAGCTCGGGTCTTTTCCAGCTCAACTTGTTTGATCAGCAGTTCTGCTTTAGCCAGCTCAACTTGTTGCTTGGCCAGCTCAGCATCCAACGCAACCTTGTCTTTCTGGAGCAGAAATTGCAGAGCGTTCTGCATGACTGCCTCCAGGGAACCCAAGTAAACCGTGGCGTACTCTGCACCCTTGATCCGGCCTTGGGTGAACTCTTGTTCAAGATGTGCCTTGGTGGCTTTCATCAGAACATCAAACACACCTGAGCCAGTTGTAGTGGCTTCAGTGAGTTGAGGCAGGGTGATAGGGGTCAGGGTTACTGTCATCGGTTTACTTGGTTTTCAGGGAAGGTTATTTAGTCAATTGCCTTGGCCATTGCTTGGCGACGAGCCAGCTCTTCCAGCTCTTCCTTGGTCAAAGGAGGCAGCACTTCAATGGCAAATTCCTTGATCAGCTTGCCTTTGCGAACCTTGTTGCCACGGGCATCAGTAGCTGTGTAGAAAACCTGGCATTGCCGTTCTTTCAGTTGCTGATAGATCACATGGGGAACATGCCAGCCATCGTCTGCATTGAAGGGAATAAACTTCTTCACCGAACCAATCAGAGAATTACCAACGGTGATGATTTCACCATCCCATTCCTTCTTGGCAGGATTCAGACAAGTCAGGCGAATACGAACCAGCTTCAGGGCTTCAGCCTTCAGACGTTTTCGCTTTTCACCAATAGTTTCTTGTTTGGGTTCTTCAGAGGCTTTTGCCCCTTCTTCCGAAGCCGCATCACCATCAGAAGTAACGGCAGCATTCACCTTCTCTCGCAGCTTTTCCAGGCTGATAGAGGGGTGGAACTTCACGCCCAGCAGATTTGCTCGTGCCTTCAGAGCTTCCAGCTCGTCTTGCACAACAACTTCAGCGTCTTGGTTTTCTTCGTTCAGGTTGGTTTCGTCAGTCATGTTTTAGTACGGGGTAGTTGAGGAAGGATGGGGGAAGAGGGCCGTAGCCCCCTTCCTTGTTACCGCTTACAGACGGGCAACTGTCTTGATCAGGGCGATACGTTCAGGGCGCAGAGCCATGAAGCCGTAGTACCACTTGATGGACATGAAACCGGTCTCACCGTATGGGTCAGTACGGTCAGCAGTTTCATCACCAGGCTTCTTGTGAGTGATCTTGAACTTCACAGTCTTGCCATCGGTCTGGAAACCAATGGTCGTGAAAGATTCATTGCCAATCACCAGAATCGGGAACACATCGAACTTGTTGCCTGTTTCGTAGTTGGCAGAGTCAGCCGAAGCATCTGCACCAGCACCAGCCCACTTCATCATCTCGGGCACAACCACCAGACGGAAGTTGTCCACCGAACCCACTTCACCATTCAGGGTTGCACCCCCGGCTGCGTACT